TTTTCGGGAAAAATAAAATAATATGCCATATTAATATGTTGTTACACGTCCTTTAATGTCAGTGTTTAGATTTTTAATTTCAAAAATACTTGGATCTAAAGCAGGATAAATAACTCCTCTTCTTGTAGCTCCTTCAAAATCGTATTTATATTGTGAATAACCTAAAGCTGTTCCGCTTTTATTTGTAAATGTTAATTTTTCTACTGATTGTACTCCTACTACAGATGATAATAAATTTTCAACTTCTGATTTTATAATAGGTTGGTTTATTTGCCATTTATCTACATTAAAATAGTCTTGCAATTCAGCTACACAGTTTAATATTATTTCATTATTATTATAGTTTTTAAATACTGTGATTTCAAAAATAAGTTCAAAATTAATAACAAATGCATTTTTAATATTAACAGCATCTGTTAGCATTCTATATTGTTCAAGATATGTTTGTAAATTTGTTTTTGTAGCTGTGTTAAGATTTGTTAGATTTTTATTATTATTATATCCTAAAGTGTATAAATTTAAAGCTAATGGATTACGAATTCTATTAAATTCATTAGATAAAGGAGAAATTTGATCATCTTGAACTATATAAGCTTTAGCTATTCTACCAAATTTAGAGGGCATACTCATAGTTCTAATAATATAATCTTCTTTAGTTACAGTTCTTTGTTGAGTAGCAAATTGGGCCATTGTATTTTCTCTAATTTCTTCAATTGAATCACCATCACCTCCTCCTTTAGCTGCTTCTGGGTTATTTACAGCTACTGATGTTTTTACAAAGTTAAGTAATGAACCATTTAAATTAGGGTTGTTAGAAGTAAGTAGTGTGTCTATTTCTGTAATTGTATTAGCATTTACGTTTGAAGTTATTCCTCCTCCTACTAAATATTTTACAGTTAATGTTGTGTTAGAAGGTACTTGACCATAAGCTTTAGTCATTAAAAAGTTTGAAGGATCATATGCTGTGTCTAATTTACTTCTTCCATCTTTAATTCCTAAACCTATATTATCGGGATTTGGTATTATTTGTTCGTCTGCTTTATCACTATTACCCGCCCCAAATTGTATTTCTAATTGATTATTTGCTTTAAATCTAGAAACAAATCTTCTTGATGATTTTATTATTTTAAGTAAATAAGGTGTTTCACCATTAAACCCTAATAATTCGGGATCATTAGTTCCTACATTTTCTTCTTCTTGAAAAATTATATCTTGTGCTAAATAAGGTACTTCATAATATTCATTTCCATCTGTGTCTTTTATAGATTCTATAGATAAAATATTAGTATCAAATAAAGTTAATGTTTTAAACGCTTCTGCTGCACCACATGTGAATGTTTGTTCTTTAGTTTGTCCTGATATTGCTTTTGTTTTTTTCTTTAAAAGATAATATTCAGGATTATTTGAACTATCATATTGATATATACTAAGCTCTGTTGGGTTAAAACTTGAAGATACTTTAAAATCTACTTCATTATTAATATAAAAAGTAGAACCTTCAGTAGAATTAAATGTTGAATTTGGATCTATTTGTAAACAATAGTTAAAATCAGGTTGATAATCTCCACTAGCTCCTGTTGAAGGTATTAATTGAAATAATTCTAAATCAACACTAGATGCATCTATTACTTTAGGTTTATAACCCATAGCATAAGCTAAATTAAATAAGTTTTCTTTTTCTTTAGCTAATAATAAAAAAGATTCTTGTAATTGTGTGTCTGTGTAATAAGATAAAACATCACCTACATATGCCGCCATTTCCATAAACATCATACCAGGGTTGCCTTCACTAAAGTCATTAAAATTATTAGGGAAATATACTTCCGCAAAATCCATTAATTGATCTTTAAAAGAATTATAATCTTTACTTAAATATTTAACGTCTTTATCTTGTGTTTTATTTGATACTTTTGAGTAAGCCATTTTAACTATAATTTATTTGTATTGAGTCTTCTGTTTCATCTAACGTAATTGAATATGTTAATGTAAGAGAAACTCTATATTGGTCTATATTTTGTTTTAAAGAAATATCAGTTGTTATTATTTCAGGAATCCAAAATGCTAGTTGCCCATTTATATTTTCTTGTAATGTAACCTCATCTATACTACTTTCAAATAATTGTCCTTTTAAACCAATACCATAAGTAGGATGATTTAATCTTTCGCCTGGTATTGTCAGTAATAAATTTAAAAAGTTAGCTTTTAGTTGTTCTTTAGTTGTTTGTGTACCAGAAGTCATATTTTTATCATTCAAAGGAAAAGCTACCCCAATCCTAGCATTATTGTTAAGATCTAATGGGTTTATTTTTTTTGTACTTTGAATTAATGGCATATTTTATCTTCCTTTTTTCTTATCTATTGCTTTCATTAAACTACTATAATCTCTTGTTACTGCGTTTGCTATTCCTTCTGGCATTCCTGCTGTTGACATAGGTGCACTTGAACTAAATGGGTCACTTGTAGGGGCCATAGCTGTTTGTGTGTTAGTGTCACCCATTGCTGTTTCATTTAATAAGTCATTTAATGTATTATTACCTACAAAATTTTGTTTTTTAATAGGTTTTTTACCCATTATTTTTTCTTTTAAAGATGATTGTTGTGGAACTTCAACTTTTCTTTCAGTGTGTTCTACTATAGTTGGTTTAAGTTCATCACGTAAATCTTCTTTAAGTGATTTAATTTCTCTGCGTAACGCATAATCGATTTCTTCTCTAACTACTTTTCTAATTAGACTTTCAAAAGTTTTTGCTTTCATGTTGTTAATTGTTGTTTGTTATAAATATAAAAATTTTAAAAATTAGTTTATTTTTGGTTTATAAATTCTATGTTGTGGTTTAGAACCATCAAAAATATACGATCCACGTACATCTCTTTGTTGAGATATTTCTCCTAGTTCACTATTTAAGAAATTATTTAATTTGTCTATATTAACTGTTTCGGTACCATCACCATTATCAGTTATAAGTTCTCCAGCGGGTATACATCCTTTTATATAATCTGCAAATAATCGTGCTATTAAATCTAAAAAACCAACTATCATTTCTAACAATGTAGAAAATAAAGCTAATATTTTAGGTAATATATTAAAAATAATCATTACTGTTCCTAATATTTTTAAACATTTAGTTGTAAAACCTTTTATAGCTTCAGTGTATTTTAAAATAAATCCTCTCGCTTTATCTATAGCATCACTAATTACTTTTTCTATACCACCAGCTGCAAATAAAGATGTAAAGAAATTTAATGCTAATAAAGATGCTGTTACTAATATTTCAAATGCTATTACTAATGCTTGAAATACAGCTAATATAGTTGTTATGGTTCCTATTTTTTCAGCTGCTTTTTCTATTTTTTCTTGCAATTTAGTTAATTTTTTAATAACACTTTCACAAATATTTTTTCCAGAATTTAATCCACCTTCTAATTTATTTTTTGTAAATTTTACAGCTTTTATAACTTCTAAATCACAACTATATCCCATTAACTTATCTATTATTTCTTGTTTAGTTGGTAATTCTTCTTTAACTCTTTGTATAGCTTCTCCTTTTGCTTGTTGTTTTAATTCTTGTTGGGTATCATATGCAGATTCATCTGCATTATTAACTAAAGTTCTAATTGTTGATATACCATCTACAGCGTATAATGCATATGTCATCCCCATTTGGACTTTTCCACTTACTGCGCTTATTTTATCTGTTAGTTCTTTTGTTTTTTGAATTGTTTTTTCAGATTTAGATAAACCAGCACCTGGAGTGTTAGGATTATTTTCTTTTTCTTTTTCTATAGGATCTTTAGCCATCTTATGATAATTTTGTTATTTCACTTTTAAAATATTGTATATTATTTCTTAAATTTTTAACTTGTTTTCTTCTTAAACTTAATGAAGCTTCATTAGTAGACATAGGACCTGTGGGGCCCGCTGGGGTCATATAAGTTATATTATATATTATATCATCCATTAATCCATCTATCATATCTAATAATTCATTTGCCCATTCATCAAATTCATTTCCTAATAAAGCTGGTTCAGTTGGTAAATTATTATTTGTTTTTAAACCTAAATATATGTTAGGTGAATTTACTACAAATTTACTAGCTTCAGATGTATCATTAGTTTCTTTTTGATCACTTGTGTCAAAATGAATACTACCTTGTGTACTAAAACCAATAGCTTTATTTGAATATAATAATATAGCATCAGTTTGGGCATTAAATAATAATCTGTCTGAATCTATTATTACTTGTTTGCCTTGATATATATTTCCATTTAGTGGTTTATAAGCCATATTATACTATTTTTGCATCAGTTATATTATCTTGATATTGAGAGCTGCTTCCTCTTCTTGTTCCCCCATATAATTCATGATAATTGCTTGATTTTGAAGCTAATGTTGTTTTTCTTCTATTTCTAGGACCATAAGATACATGTACCCAACTTTTTCCACCTCTTTCAGGATATTCCCATATTAATTGATCCCAACCTGTTACTTGGTAATAAATATAATTATATACTTCAGCTGTTGTTAACCCAGGTATTTGTATATCTACTGCTTGGCCAAAACAATGTTGAGAAGTACCTGAACCTCCTATAGATTTATTTAAATTTATAGATCTATATCCTGAAGTAATTATTAAATTAGGATATACATCTACAATGGGATCAATAACTATATTCATTAATTTTCTTAAATTTTCAACTACTTCAGTTTGGCTGGGTGTTTTATCAACACCTGGAAAATTGTTAATACTTTTATTTTTAGCAGTATTTGAATAAATTAAATGTTTTAATTTAAAATGTCTTCCTATGGGTTCTTCTATATTCATTTTATTCTGTTATTTCAAATTCCATGTTAGCCCCACCACCTCCACCACCACTAGAACCTGGGTTTTGATAAGAAGAAGGTAATTGTATGTCTGTGTCTTTTTGTACTACTTGATCAGGTATTATATCTTCTGATTCGTTTGTTGCTTTTGGGTTATTTACAATTTCTTGTAATTCATCTGGTTCATTAACTGGTTGGGTGGGAGTACTACTTATAGGAAATTCGTTATTACTATTTAATCTTTGATCAGTTATTGTTTCACTTGTACCTAATGAAGGTGTAGGAGTTAATAAAGCTTGTTCTATTGTTTGTGGTTTTATATATTCAGCGTCCCAAGAATTCATATAAGGTGAAGCTTGTCTAAAATTTTGAATTCTTTGATTAGATGTTAAATATATACTAGATGCATCCCCATTTATATCTTCTGTTGTAGGTAACCATCCTTTTTCATCTAAATTCGATGATTGACCATTTCTTATAATTGTAATAGGATCACCAGTATTTCCAGAATTACTCCATTCATTAGGATTTGATATTTCATTACTAATATTAGTTGAACCAAAACGAATTGAATTACCAAATCTACCTTCTAAAATCATATCACCTTCATATGGTAATAAAGGTTTTATC